GGAGCGTGGGACAGCTATAACTTCAGAGCAAAAGAAGATGTTGGTTATGGAATACAGAAACAAGAATACCAGTCCGCACCTGAACTTTACTCAACAGGTTGGGATAGTCAGTCGTTCTATGGTTGGAACTCTCGTAGAAATGTGTGGGCACAGAACATCTCTCAATCGGGGGTAATCTATACATCGTATATGCCACAATCAGAAATGTTGTGGTTGAGTGAGGAATTGTTCCAATCTCCTTCGGTGTATCTAATCGGTGATGATGGTGTACCAATGCCAATCATCATTACACAAACTGAAGTGGTTGTTCCAAACTACCAAATCAATTCCAACAAGTACCAAATCAATATTGAATATAAATCATCTTACGACACGATAAGACAAAACCACGAATAAGTTATGGTAGAATTATGGCTTCAATCCAACACAGATAATGTGTGGTATAGTTTAGATACTGGTTCAGATGTATCCATATCCATCAATAAAACATTTGAGGATATTGAGGACTTTACCACCCGTATCTCAACCTATTCCAAGACCTTCCAAATCCCCTTCTCACAGAGGAACAATAAGTTCTTCCAATCTGTGTATAATGTGAACGGAAGCAACTTTGACGAGAGTGTTGTGGTAAACGCTGTGGTGAAATATGCTGGTGCTGATGTCTTTGTTGGAGAGAGTAGATTGGTTAGAGTGGGTATTGCGTTTAATGGGGGATATTATGAAATCTTCTTAACACAAACTTTACCTGACTTTGCTAATACAATACAAGACAGAAAACTTACTGACTTACCATTTTCAGGTCTAACCCACGAATTAGATTACGATACTCTTGTATCTACTTGGGCTTATACTGGTGGTTCATATAACGACTACGCTGGTATTGTTGGTAAGATTGTTTATCCACTTGGGTTTTATGGGTATGATGATAATGAATACTACGGACAATTCATACCTGGTGCGTCAGGTTTCACCAACTCAAACTACCCTCTATCTTTATCACAATTTGCGCCTTGGGTAAATACGAAATATCTAATAGACCAAATATTTGATTTTGCTGGTTTCACATACACCTCATCGTTCTTTGAGAGTGATTATTTTAAGGGTATTTTCGCTCTTGCTAAAACACAGAATGTGATGGGGGCTTTCCAAGCGTCAGGAGCCACAGAAAACCAAAACATCTTTAGTGTTAAAGATAGTAGAACCTATATTGATTTGCCTGACGGAAACTTTGATACTCTATATTTCAAAGGGTTCATTTTCCGTAATGAGTTGAATGACCCACTCAACATATTCTCCCCCTCTATCTCGTTTCAGAATAGGGGACATTTCTTTACCACAGCTGTGGCAGGAACTTATAAGTTTAAGTTTGGTTTCAACATCTCGGTAAGATATTCTTATTTACCCGCAACTTATTTGAATATTGCGATTAAAGATGTTGATGACGGAACAATCTATAATCAGATACAGGGTATAACCATATTCAACCTATCACAACCTACCATCGTTGGTGATGTTTATTTGAACGCAACAATACCTGCTGGTCGTAGAGTTGCTCTGTATTATTCAAGACAAAGCACAGGTGGAGACCCCTACGCAGAATTGTATTTTAACTCTGCTTATTGGGAGTTGTATTCTTCACCAATTATCGCAGCATCAAAGGAGGTATTATTACAGAACAACCTACCAAATGAAATAACCTGTTTGGATTTCTTCAAGGGGATTGTTTCTATGTTTAACTTGGTGGTAATACCTAATGGTGAGAGAAACCTTTTAATTGAAAAATGGGACACTTATTTTAGTGGGGGGATAGAAAGGGACTGGTCTTTGAAATTGGACTTATCCAAAGGTTATACATTAGCCCCAACCAACTCTCTAAAGAAAGAGTATATCGTCAAGTATGAAGATAGTGAGGATTACCTATCGTTCATCAACCAACAAAACAGAAACCAACAATACGGAACATTTAGGTATATCAGTCCAACCGCTTACCATAGTGGTAATGAGACCATCACCATACCATTCCAACCATTACCCATTTCTACCTTTGATAATGCGACAGATAGTAATATCTTAATACCTCATTTGTATTGGTTTAACACCAGTAAAGAAGATGTTGCTGATGACCCTTCACCCGCAAACATTTATCAAACCAGAGGGTCTAATATTAGATTAGGATTTTATAATGGTTTGTTGGATAGTAAAATCACGGGGACTACAACCCCATATTATATTTTGAGTGCTTCAACTGCGGTGTCTCATACGACCTATCCTGCGATTTCTCACTTGAGTAGTTATGAGTATTCAGCATCTACATTCTCTGATTTGAATATTGGTAATCAGTATGACTACTGGCAGAATTGGAATGATAGTTATGTGGGGTATACCATCAACGATGTGTTTAACGATTTTTGGGCTTCAAGATTAGACCCATTATACTCTGATGATACAAAGATATTCACAGGTACATTTAAGCTCACCCCAACGGAAATAAACGACATCAAGTTCAACGACAGAGTATGGTTTCAAAACGCTTGGTGGAGATTGTTAGATATGAGTGATGCTGATATTACAAATGTAAACTTGGTTGAATGTGATTTCTTGAAACTACCATACGATATTGTTGATGAAGATTTAATACCACCAACTTATCAACAGGCACCTGAACCATCAGCTCCCCCAACACCAACGGGTTCAACATACAATTACTTATTATTTACCTCTGTAAATCTTTTAGATTTGTGTTCTGAAACAGCACCACAGGTTTCCGTTTATTCAAATTGTGGTATATTATCTGCGGGGTGTAATGTTTATTACGACACACTCGCAACTAATCCAGTTCAAGAAGGAATATTATTGAAGGAAAGTGGGCAATCAACTATTTATCAAGTAGCGGAGAATGGACTTCTCCAAAACTTTACAACCTGCTAATATATTATGGCTCAAAAAACAATCGCAATAGGTATTAAGATTTCCTCTGAAGGACAGGAAAAAGTAATATCAAATCTTAAGGATTTAGAAACCGAATTAGGTACACTACAAGCCAAGTTAAAAACTTTGGATTTTGGTAGTGAGGCTTTTAAGGAAACCACCAAAAATATTCAGACATTAAAAACCAAGATTGATGATGTTGATAAATCAACTGAAGGTTTAGGAGCTGAAAAACGATTTAACGCAATCAACGCATCAGTAGGTATATTGGTGAGTTCCGTTCAAATCTTATCAGGTTTGTTGGGGGTTGTAATCGCAAACACAGAGACATTAGAGGTAGTCCAAAGAGCAGAAGCAACGGCAGTGAGTTTATTAAGTGCCGCTCTTGGTATTTTACAAATCCGTAGAGAGATTGCCGACCAACAATTATCATTCGCAAAAGTTAAACAAGCTGCTCTTACAGCAGCAACAAAAGCAGCAACAATAGCTCAAGCAGCTTACAACGCAGTATTGGCGGCAAACCCCATCGGTTTGGTTATTGCTGGTGTTGCGGCACTTACAGGTGCGATTTACCTATTGGTTAAAGCTACCGATAGTGAGACCGATGCTCAAGAGGAGTTAAACAAACAACTTGAGATACAAACCAAGCTAAATGCTGAACTGGCGATTGAGGCTAAAAAGACAGCTCAAGAAGAGAAGGTTGCCCTGACTATCTTAACCGATAATGTTAGAACACGAAACCTTGAACTACAGACCATAGAGGAACTGAAAAAAGCGTACCCTGGTTTCAACGCATTCCTTGATAAGAACAATCAACTTACCGCACAGGGTATTGAGTTTCTAAAAATCCAAATCAAATTAGAGGAGGCACAAGCCAAATTAAAGTTCTTAAGAAACAAACAAACTGATTTAGAAATTAAGGCACAGACAGACCTTAATGAAGAGTTTGAGTTCCAAAACAGCACATTAGGTAAGTTGTTTAATACCATCAAAGGAGGTCTTAATCCTGTTGGTAGATACACCGCTCTTGCTGATGATTTACAAGAGGCAACCGCAGATGAGAACAGAGAACTTGAGGTTGTAAATAAAAACATCGCAGAACAAGAAAAAGCGGTTGATGGATTATTGGGTCAGATTGCCCCTCTTAATAAGAAACTTGGTGAGCAGGCTAAAGCCGAAGAAAAGGTTGGTAAGGAAACCAATAAAACCACAGAGATTGTGGATAAGTCATTGGTTGCTATTGAGAGAAGAACTCAAGCAATCACTATGATTATTGATGAGTTAAGAAAACTACAACAGGCTGATTTGAACTACACCTCACAGATACTCCAAAAGGGTGATGAGGTATTACAAGAACAGGGTACATTCCTTGAGAGTAGAACGGAAAAACTTAAGACACAATCACAAAAATTACTTGATGAAATCAATGAGTATTTCTTTAAGACAATACCAACAGAACAGGAGTTGATGAAACTCCAAGATGGTTATAAAGATTTATTTGATGCCGTATCTGTGGCTGTTAAGACAGGGGAACTTGACTTCAGAAAAACTACAGGTTGGGAGGATTTTGTTAAGTTCGCAGAAAACAAATTACCTGAAATCAGTAAAGCTTTGGTAGATGTAAATGAGGAAAGTAAAAAGTCCTTTGTTGAATATTTCAATTCATTAGACAATAGAGTATCTCAAATCAACACTCTTACAAAGGGTGCGTTCTTGGAGTTCTTCCCCCAAGAAGCTACAGAGGAGACACTAAAGAAATTATTAGATGCTGAAGGTAAAATCGCAAACTTGAGAAGTAATGCGGTCAATCTTGGTTTGACTGAAAACGATTTATTGGTAGAAAGCTTGATGATACTGAAACAGAGTTTTGGTCTTCAAGACAGAATTGTTGCCTTGGGTAAAGAACAAGGTGAAGATTTATTCAACTACTACGAAGCTCAAAAGAGAGGTGATAAAGAAACCGAAGATAAGTTAAAGGCTAGAATTGATGCTCGTGATAAAGAAGCTGAAAGTATAAATGAAATTGCCAAAGCAATCTTGGAAGGGGTAATCAATACTGATGACTTCGTTAAAGGTTTTGTAGAGGTAAACAAACAGGCTGAAAAGAACTATCAACAAATCCTTAAAAATAAGGGATTGATTGAGTCAACTTTTACCCCTGAAAACTTTGCTGGTATTGAGCAGTTCTTTAAGGAGAACGCACAAGAATATTACACCATTCTATTTGACCTATTCAACAATCAAGAAGAGTATTTCACCAAGTTCGGTGAAGATGGTATTAAAGCAATCTTTAGTGGATTACAGATGGGTCTTTCTGAAATTGATAGTTTGGGTAGAGAAGAACTACAGGATTTATACTCCAACTTAAAATTACTTGGAGACCAGTTCGCAGAGATATTCAATCTTGAGAACAACCCATTCATCAAACTACTTGATGAGATTAGTAAGAGATTGAAAGCATTACCTACAGAAAGTGAAGAAAGTTTTACCAAAACTATTGAAGGTATTAAAGAGGTTGCTGATGTGGTATTACAGGTATTCAACGACATCTTGGGTAGATTACAAAACCTTATCCAATCACAGAACTCTTTGTTATTAGAACAACTGGCATACGCTGAAGAAGTTGCTTTGGCACAGATTGGTAATGCTACAGAGAGAGAAAGAGAAGAACAGGCGAAAGTCCAAAAGGAATACGCACAGAAAAGATTTGAACTTGAGAAAAAAGCGAGAATACAAGAATTACAATTCGCATTAGCATCGGCGTTAGTAGCTGGTGCGGGGGCTGTAATCAACGCATTGGCATTACCTGCTCCCCCACCAATTCCACAGATTTACGCAGGGGTTGTTGCTGGTCTTACCGCAGCACAGGTGGTAATCATTAGAGACCAAATCCAATTTGCTCAATCTAAATCATTCGTTGGAAGACGAGGTGGTTTGATTATGGGTGAGAGCCACGAAGGAGCAAATGGTGGTGTACCCGCACTACTTGAAGGAGGAGAGTTTGTTGTAAATAAAGAGGGGGTTAGACAATTCGGAGACATCATCTCTCAAATCAATACCTCAACGGGTGGTAGAGCTCTTACGATAGATGATAGTAGAATAGTTCAAGCAATAGCTTCACAAAACACCGCAAATAAACAACCTTTGAAAGCATATGTATTGTATAACGACATACAAGACACAACTAAACTAAATCAAAAAATTACACAACTGGCAAGGTTGTAATTTATACTATGAAAATATTTGAACTGATTATTGACGAAGATGACGAAATGTCTGGCACCGAACTTTTAAGTTTGGTTAAAAATCCCGCTACAGAGTTGGATTGGAAAATGTTTAGCAACGATAAACCACACACTTGTTCTGTAGAAGGATATGACTTCTCTAAAGACCAAGTTGAAAATCTTAACTTGGGTGGTGTATATCCTAACGCAGAGATATTCCTAAAAGCCGAGAGAACAGATGTTGAGATTGAACTTACCAAAGAGGACTTTGCCCGTCCTGTTTCAGTTCCCCCAATCTCATCAAATCCAAACCAGTTAAGCTTTGGGGACAATCCTGAAGGGACTTCAATTTCAAGATACATCTATGTTGTTGATACAGCGTTGGGGGCTCCTTTGATTAGAACCTCAAGAGCTCTTTGTCGTAAGATGATTTTGGCTGGTCGTGTATATTCCAAATCAGACCTTCAGAGTATCTCTCAACAACTTACTTCATCGTCAGATAGTTTCCGTTTAGTTGCTCGTCCAAAAGTTGCTCCGAGTGTAGATTTCTTTGAGTATAAGGCGGGTAAATATTGTCGTCATAAATGGCAACAAATTGACTTCCCTATCAAACAGGGACAGAACTTTAATGATGTATTAGCATCAATTCCAAACAAGGTTCAACCTGCTATTGCCAAAGGTCAGAGAACCGATATGGTTGGAAGACCATTCGTATCAGAGTGGAGTGTTATTCCCCCTGTTGCGACACAACAATTCTCCTCAACAAACCAAACAGAACCCATCGCTTTCCATATGGGTCTATTCGTTTATCCTACTCGTTTTGGAGCGATGCTTGCTGAACCTACAGCACAAACTTTAAC